CTACTGCTGGTATACCTAAGATTGCAGATGCAACAATAGTATCTAGCTCACCTTCACAGATTGCTATGTACTCACTAGTTAAAATAATATCGCTAACATTATATAGATGACCCTTTTGCCCAAGTGGTGCTCCATACTTAGGTTTACCCTCATCTAATCTTCTAAACTTAAACCCAACGCAATGTCCCATTACAGTTAGATACGGTATAGATAACCAACCCTTATAGTTCTCGTGTCCTGCAACTGGTACCACTATGGTACCAAGTAGATACTGGTCAGCTACCTCTTTAGAAATCCCACGACCTGCGAGAAAGTTTATTGCTTCCTCGTTTAGATCCTTGTTGTACTGTACTGCCGCTTCTAGCGAGGATTTCAATTGCGCGGGCGAGAGCATCTTTAAACTCCATATTCTCTATAAGACTAATAATGTTTACTGCGTTGCCACCCTTACCGCAAGTGTGACAGAAATATAAATTGTCCTTAGTGTTTATTACTGCGCTTCGCCTACTGTCGCTATGTAATACACACCTTACAGAACAAGCCCTACCTTCCCTTACCTCACCGCCATAGTGAGCAACTATTACTCCAATGGGTATTGTGTTCGCATCGGTTCTGCCATTGCCATTGCCCGACTTCCTGCTTCTGGACCAGTCTTGTGCTGGCATCCGCAGTCCTCCTTACATTTCTTGTGCATAGTAGTAGCGCGTTTGAACTGACCAATTCTATTCAGCTCACCACCTGACTTACATAGTTCGCAGATCATTTGTTTCCTTTTCTTTGTAAGTAATGATTAGTTTACCCCAGCGTTTACTCTGGGATATCGTTGGTTTCTTGAACTTGCTCCTCTTTAACTTCTTCAGTGGTCGTATTATTGACGGCATCTGGTTCTCCTTCTGTCCAAGTTTCAGTCGTTGTTATTATTCCTTCTGGTACTGGCATTAGACTTCCTTTGCAAAGTTAAAGTTATTACCAAGGAAAGTAAATGTAAATCCATCAGTAATTCCATACTCATCTGTATCTGTTTCATAGAAAGATAGTCCGATAAAACCTGTGAACCATTTGTCTATAAATGTATCTCTACCTTGATATTTATATTTCATTGCTTCTCCTTTAGCCATTGTGTTAGGTCTTGGATTACCCAAGCCTTATTTATTCCTGCGTTTCTTCTCTTGAATAAAACATAACTAAGAGGCTGACTAATACCGCGATGCTTAGAATAATTAGTAGCTTCTTTTTGTGCTTCATCCCAGAACTCCTTTAGGTTTAACTTCTTAGTATTCTTTAACTCAAAGATAAAGGTCTCACCGGCAACTATAACTACTAGATCACCCTCATCTTCTGAACCTGATAGACGTAGCCTCTCAGCTACTGCTCCCATCTTCCTAAACCATTTCATTACATCAACTTCAAACTGAGCACCCTTGGTCTTGTTATACCTTGGAGTCATTAAACACCGCATCTCTTCTATACATCATACCCAAAGCATCTGAGTCACTGATCTGACATATCCCATAGTTAACAAATAAACCAACGTGATCAGATCCATCTGCTGTATGTGGACCAAACCTATTCTTAACTGCTGCTACCTTTAATACTTTGTTATAAGGATCAAAGCCAAGAGTAAGTATTAGCGCTGGTAGTTGAGATACCTTACCGTGAATAGCCCTACGAGCAGGTGGTTCATTAGTCTTTCCATACTCAGTCTGCTCTGAGACGTGGTGTAACACCATTACACAGGCTTCAGTCTTGCGAGCCATATCGTGGAACTCCACCATAATAGCTCGCAGACCTGCCCATTCATTATCAGATTCAGCAGCAACATTCATCAGGTTATCTATAACAACCAACTCAGGTGGAATACCAAACAATTCAACATAGGCTCTAACCTCTAACTCAATATCATCTAGTGATGGTGATGAGTCAAAGACGAACTGTATGTTTTCTAAATTGTCTAGATGCTTATCGTAGTAATGACGGTTACTATTTAGATTAGCTTCCACCATAAGTTGGCTGTGTCCTGATAGGTGAGAGGCTGCTCTCATCATCACTGTTGCTGTATCTGTATCTGCTGAAAAGAATAAAGTAGGAACTCTTGCTTTAATTGCGTAGATAAGAGCGAACATACTCTTACCAACATTGGGTGCGGCTGCAATCATACATACCTGACCTCTACGAAACTTGATCTGCTTCTTAGCTAGATCAGCCCATACGTCAGGTAGCGGTGTTGCATTAGTGGTTGACCCACGCCACGCCCTATTTAAATTAAGCAACGTTTTCCTCTTGTATTTTTATATTTAATTTAGCTCTTAGTTTTCTGCGGTCACGCTCAGTTACTCCGCCCCAAACGCCAAATCTTTCTTTGCGTAATCCCCATTCAAAACACTCGGCAATATGAGGACATATTTTGCATATTCTTTTAGCATTAAATGCCTGACTACTAGAACCGATATCAGGGAAGAATAGTTCTGTATCCACCTCAGAACATAATGGGTTCTCAAATTCCCAAGGAACCCTCATAGTTTACTTTATAAAGATAGGGTCAACAGGTGCATAGCCTTCAGGCTTACGCATCGGTTTAGGACCTTTCATTGGATCAAACCAACCTTTGTATGGTTTACCCTTTTGAGAAATACCAACAGCAAATACCATCTTGCCATTAATGCAATCAGGTGCATCAGCTCTATTGTATGTATATACAGAACCAAACTTATCTGTCATTATGTCACCACCTGCATCTGGTGATATTGCGGTAGCACCTAGTGCTTTCTTAGCATAAGAGATAGCACCTCCGCCATTACTAGGAGCTACATTAGCTCTACCTAGTGAGGCACCAACAGACTCTATTAGAGTTGCTGTATCTTGAACTGCTGTTAACAGTTCTTCTAATTCTTTAGCGTTATCGGCATAGATATTTATAAGTGAACCATCTTTGCCGTAGTTAACCTGTATCTTTGTTGTTGCATTTGCAGCCATTACTTACCTCCGGTGTGTTTGACAGTTAATCTTAATGATTCCTGTCCTTGTTTTTTTGGTACAAAGCCGAGGAGTTTTTCTACCTCATCGGCATCTACTGAATTGCGACCAGTAATAGTGCTCCATACTATGGATACACCACTGTTAGTCTGTCCAGTAAATCCTTCTAGCGATGTCCTTACTGACTCGCGTTGATCACTTAACTCTTTAATCTTTGCATCTAATTGTAAATATTTCAAAGCGGATGTGTCAACCTCAGGGTTGTCTATGAATATCTCATCCTCTTTGATAAGTTCTTTTTTTATACCAGTACATCCAATCTTGCCCGACTCATCAAAGTACTTGCAATAGAACTTGCAGTAGTTTTGATCGCGCTCTGGCTCTGGTGCGATTGCGCTCTCTTTAATAGCTGATAACCAATTCAAAGCATCTTGTGCTAGTGATTCATCATAAGGTTCTGAATGAACTTTGATATCTCTTTCATCACCATCACGGGCAATGGCTACTAGATTAACAGTTCTGGGTTTCCCCTTGCCAGACTTATCAAGCAAGTAGCCATACACCTGTACTTGCCAACGCTGTTGTAGCGATGGAAAGTAGGATAGATTCTTAACCTTAACGGTTTTCCAATCTATCACATCTCCTGTTTCAGGTATATATAAATCTATATGAGCTTTCATATCACCGAACTCAACTTCTGTTTCAACTAAATACTTCTCACCCTTTGGATCAAGTGCTGATATAGCCTTCTCAATCTCAGCGTGGATAGCAGTACCCATAATTGCAGCTAACTTTAATTCATTATCATTAGTTGCATCTCGCCCATTGAGACGATACCAAACCTTACGCCGACATCCACCTAACTCAGATGGACCTACCTGTGTCTGCTTAGATCTAGCTCTACCAGCATCCTTATCTCTAAGGACCTGGAGTAATAGTTCTTTAGGATCGCTCACTAGTTCCTTGTCTAAGTGCAACGCTATAACTTGGATAGCGTTTGTTTAAACCTTTTTTAATCTGCCTTGCAGAAGTCTTGTAAACTAGATACATAAATTTGAAATACATTATAACCCCCATTTAATAAAGCACTCTAGAATAAACTTGTACATCTCTAAGTCTAATAGATACCACTGTAATTGCCAATAGATCTCAATCATTTATTATCCTTACTTAGTAAATTGTGTTTTGATACTAGGCGTTCCACCACACCATACGTTGTATGCTATAGCAATATTGACAGCCTTCTTTGCAGCACTCGTTGCTTTTGTATGAGTTTTAGTTTCAGCATCCATTGCTACTAGAGCACCTAGAGCTAACCCACCACCTGAGCCTATGCCGTACAGACCTCTGTCATCTCGCATATACCCATAGTCATCACTAAGTTGGAATAACTTTCCGTTAAAGCAAAGTAAAGCATCCCAACCTGAGTCATCATCGTTCTTAGTTTTAGGCGCAGGATCATAACCTGCTTCAGTTAGTGTTTGTTTTATAGATGGTAATACCCTGATCATTACAAATCTATCAGGATCTTGTGTCTTAATTACTTTAGGTGGTTGCCATAAGTTATTAAGAATATCTCCAGCCAGTGCATCACCGGCAACTGCAATTAAATACTCGTTGACCTTAACTATTTTGTCGTAACCTTTAGCTATGTAAGGTCTATCGGTATAGGTAGTCATTGAGTCTGCTGCAAGCACAGCCCAACCCTTACCTTGTATACCAACAATTGCCGTCATAATTGCCTTCCTTTATCTTAGGTAAATAATAACACCAACCACTGACAAGTATCAGGATGTAAGTGCGACACGCCGCGAAAGTGGATTACATCTTTTACTAGGCAGAGTATGTGTACAATATGAGCCGAAGGCGAATTACTGTACGGGCAACGCTTTGTGCGTTGCGACTGTTCGGTCTGTATGTTCCGTCTACCAACCCTGCGAAGAAATAAGCAGAAGCTACCAGAGACTCTACCACCTAAATTTGGTACAGATCTTAGGTCCCTTGGTCCACTACACGCTTGTCCTTGTGGCTCTAAAGTATTTTCTATCCTAGCTACTTTTGATGAGTATGAAATATCCTGGTATATGTTAGATGCTAGTTGTGCTAACTGTGGCAACCTTGTAATTGTGCCTTGTCCAATAGATGATCCCAGTAAATAGGCATAAAAAAAGAAGCCACCCCGTTAAGGGTGGCCTCTGTATAGCCTCGCAGTAAATTTAATTACTTAGTGCCTAGACCGTATTCTTTCTCGGTCTTGTCTGCCCATTTAGCGAGTGGTCCTGCTAAGGATCCAATTAATATTGCTTGTTCTGGTGCTAGGTCAGCAGCGAGAGCTAGTCCCATTGTTACTGCCGATGCTAGTACTGCCCGAAGATAAGACTTAAATGCAGCCTTAGCCTTTGGGTCTTTTAATTTTGCTAATAGATCTTTCATATACATCCTTTAAGGGCGAACTACACCCATTACTAGTGAGTAGGAGCGTTTCCTAAGATACACACCATCTCCGTTTGCTTGGCTACCTTTACCACCACTACTTGTATTACCTTCAATTACTTGTAGGTATTTCAAGGCGGTGTTATTCCACTTAACTATCCCAACGTGATCTGGTTCAGCATCAGTATCAAACTGAAAGAAGACTATATCTCCAGCCTGAGCCTGACCTATTGGAATTATTTTATTCTTATCAGTAAACCATTTTAATCCGGCAGCGCAGGAAGCAAATCCTTTTGCATTTTGTGCTGCAATCTTCTTGCTTAGTCCTGCTCTATCAAAGCACCACGATACAAACATAGCGCACCAAGGGTTATTGTTAAGTCCATACCACTTGCCGTACTTAGTATCATTAGAGCTACCCTCTTCGGTATAACCTATCTCAGCTTTAGCAATTTCTACTACGCTCATTTATTCTCTTTCTTTATTACTACTAGATCAAACGGTTGTGGCGGTACAGCAACCGCAGCAGGTCTGACATTCTTGACAGCAATCTTTATTCATTTTCTTTTCTCGTTTCTATATCGTAGTGAAAAGCATTAGAGTCTTCAGTGACCCACTTCTTTTTATCTTCAACATCCCACTTGCGATCATTAATTATTCTATGGATTAGTGGGTCTCCATACTTAGTTGTATATGATGGTTCAAAAACAAATATTCTATTGTTAGGCTGGATAGCAAAGTTGCCATCATCTCGCTCTATAACGTGACCGCACTTGTGTTCATCAGGGGTCTCTGAGTATCCATCATCTAATCTGTTGGAGTCTGGATTGTGCCAGTCAAGGGTAAAGAGATACTTGCCATTTACCTTGGTCTTATTCCTATCCACATAATGAAGGCTTAGGTTTACTAAGTTACTAAACTTGGTAGCTGTTATGTATGGACTAAAAGAGTTCCACAATACTAGATTATATAAACTTTCTTCAGGTACACCTGGCTTCTTACAGAAGGCATTGATAGGCATACGCCACCACAGGCCACCATCTTCCATCATAAAATGAAATAGTGGACTTCTATTTTGTACGCTACTTACTCCAAAGATTACACAAGGGAAGTACTTATCGTGACTATCCTCTTGATTGCGTAGGAAATTACCCCTGACATAACAATCTATTGGTGGGATATTAGCGTTTAACTCTGGCATTTATTTCTTTAATACCTGCAATACTAAGTCAGTTAAAAATTCCACTTTTTCCTCCAACCGATTGACCTGGTCCTTGACACTTGAGCCTCCATTGGGGCGAAGTTCGGATAGGTAATGCTTTACAAGGTGTCTGACTGTCACAGCTAGTGTTCCTACTAATGTAGTTACCGCTACTGCTATTCCAGCCCATTCGTTCGGTGTCATATTATCATATCAATCTAATAGTAGCGATTAACATTCCACCGTATCCGGAGAATCTTCTATCGCTAGGGGTTCTGTTAATGAAGTCAAGCTCTTCAATTAATCCAATGTATGATTCACCAGTTCTAAAATCTTCTACTCTAATGGTGTCTCCGACATTTTCTACCGCTTCTAGTTGACTCAACCGATCATAGGCTGAACCTTCATAGCCCACCTCAACACCTAAGTTATCGCTCTCGTGGTCATAGCAGAATAAAGGGTATTGGATTATTCTCTGGCGAGGTACAGCAGGTAAAGACTTTAATTGGTATCCAGTAAATAGTGGACCCTTAGTTGCATCAGTTGATGATCTAGAGATAGTAAATTTAAATGCAAGATACTCTTGTGCTGAGTTAGGATAAGGCACACCTAGTTCACTAGTTGCAGCACCTTGAGCAAAACCACCTATGTTGTATTCAGTATCTGCATAATCAATAGACTTAATAGTTATAGCACCGTTTGTGGTATCTATTCTAGGATTAAGTAGTTTAAATAATTTATTCTCTAATGTGTTATATCGTATAAAACCTGTTTGTAAGTAACCACTTGTTACCTTATTACTTGTTGACTCA